GAAAGTGATACTAAAAATCTTGGCGGTCATTATTTATTAGTGCCTCAAGGCAGTTGTCATAGTCGCGTAATGATGATTCATAATTATGATGATTTTGAGCAGTTAAGAGCATTTAATAGATCAAAAACTAATATGCACAATGCACAAAAAGATATTTTCAAAGAGAAAATACAACTCATAAATGATATGAACGCGGTTGTAGATCAAGCCAAGTTTTTAAGTGAAGTTAAAAAGTATTGGATAGATTTAGAAGATTGCGTAAACTTTGACGCTGACGAAATTGGGACAGCAGTTTCAATAATATCTGATGATACGAAACAACGATTATTAGATAGTGCAAAGTTAAGACAAGCACAACGCGATATTGTGGCGGTTGTGAAAACACCTAAAGAAAAAGAATACGCTTAAATTATTTTATTGACACTATCCTATTATTATGGGATAGTGTCATTTTAAAGAAAGGACAATTTATGAGTGATATTCCTGTTTGCCAACAATGTGGTAAAAAGTTATATATGAATTATGGTAGTCGCGGTTTACTCGCGACACCAGACAGTAAATGGGTTTATTTACGATTTGATACAGAAGAAGAACGCGACGCTCAAGAAATACCAGAAAATGCTTGGGATATAAAACGCGGTTTTAATAATTATTATGAAAATTATGATTTAGAATATCATATTCCCCAACAATCTCGCGACGGGCTTTTTCATAGTCAATCTTGCTTTTATAGGTGGCATGAAAACCACCGCAACGAAATTGAACGCCTCATTCGTGATATGGGGGATTGGAAAAATCCAAGTTGACAGTTAAACCAGAATCAAACTTTGGGCGTGAGATTATGAAAAATATATCTCACGTCTGTTGGACTAGAATTGAAAATCGTCATGGTGGCGGTATTCCTGATCTCTATGGAATATATGGCGGTCAAGCAATTTGGCTTGAATTAAAATGTATTAAACAAAATTCAATAAATATCTCACCTCTACAAATCTCATGGAATTACAACAACTTTCGACATGGTGGGAAAAATTATTATATTGTCCAAGATACGAGATCAAAGGTTATCAAACTGTACGAGGGGGACAAAGGTCGAGAACTAGCAAAATATGGTTTTAATTATGAAAAAAGTATCGCGGTCATAGAACCGCCAACAGATTGGAAACATTTTGAGTTTATGATATTTTAATATTGACGCGTGATCCATGTTCCTATATACATGGGATAACAGAAAGGAAGAAAATGATTTTAATACCGATTATACTTTTATTAATTTTTATGGGGGTTTATCTATGATTAAATTTGAATACGAAAACGACGTTTCAATAGAATGGGACGAGGGTAAAATTTTCAATGTTTTTCGCGACGAGGTTTTAATTAATAGTTTCGCGGAACAAGAAACACCAACGCGAGAAAAAGCACACATAATCGCGGACGAGTGGTTGGCTGACGTGTTGCAAGATGAAATGTTAGACCACGCGGATATCTACTACGATTCAGAAAGCGAGGAACAATATGTCTGAGTTAGTTATTCCCAACGCGAAAAAAAATGGCGACTTACCAGAAGATGAACAAGATTATAAGTTCATTACATTATTTGACGCGTTGAAAAATGCCAACGTCATAAAAAAGTATAACGAAAAATACAAAAAAGAGTTCGGTGTTCCGAGTATCTTTGACAAAGGACAGCGGTCAGAAAAAACATAATATATTCTTCCTTAAACTTTGACCGCGAACAAACCCCCAAAATTAGTTGGGGGTTTTTATTTGACGCGGTGGTATTTATTCTATAAAGATAAGACTTAATTATTTAAGAAAGGATATATAATGGACGCTTTAACAAATTTATTAAAAAAGAATAAAGAAAAAACAGAATTACTTGTTTTTATTATTCAAACTTTGGATAGAGAATTTAATAATGAAGTTCAATCTACTGATAATCCTATTGGCTTAATAAGAGATAAAGTTGATAGAGTATTAAATTATCAATTAATTAAATAAATAATTTAACCAGACACATTGACCGCGTTCCTTTGTTCGCGGTCATATTATCCTAACTTATCCACAATTATCCTATTGACATTTCTTCATATGGTGGTAAAATCGAGAGATAATTTCGATTATCATCGACTCTCGATTTTACCACCACGCTTCTTTTTTCATCATCAAATTAACTGTTGCATTATCCCATAAATATGGTATTAAAATATCAGCATGGCAGAAAGTAGAATATAATATGTCTCATGAAGTTGAAACAATGGCTTGGGCAAATGAAGTGCCTTGGCATAGATTAGGTCGTAGAATTGGAGACGATGCTACACCTGATCAAATTTTACGTGTTGCCGATCTTGACTGGAATGTTCATATGAAACCTGTTGAATGGACTAATGTGGAAGGCATTTCTCAAAAAGATGAGAAATACTTTTCTTTAGTTCGTGACGCTCACACTAGAATAGATGGTACTGAAGTACCAGAACAAGTTTTATCTAGTGGTTTAACTGATCAATATAAGCCAATACAAAATTCACGTATGGCAAAATTCTTTAATGAATATATTGATAATGGCGTTGCGACTATGGAAACCGCTATTAGTTTATTTAATGGTAAAATTGTCGTTCTTGTTGCTAAGACTAATGAAAATTTTGAACTTGCTGGTGGTGATAAAATAGAGCAATACTTGTATTGTGCTAGTTATCATACTGGACGTGATCAAGTAAAAATCAGATCATCTAATACTAGAGTTGTATGTAATAATACTTTTAGTGCATCGCTTAGAGAAAATGCTCAAGTGCAAGGTTTAATTAGTCATAGATACGATTTCACTAATTCAATAGAAACACAAGTTAAACAAGACCTTGGTATATCTATTGAACAAATGAAAGAGTTTAAAGAAAAAACTGAATTCTTAGCCACTAAGAAATTAAAAGAAAAAGATTTACTCAATTATCTTTTAGTTGTTTATCAACCAGAACTATTGAAAGAAAAAGATTTCAATGTTTCTAAATTGATGAATGATGGTTATGAATTCAAACCTAATATGAATGTTAATAGGTCTTATGGTGCTTACCATGATACATTTGAACAAAATGGTAAAACCTATAAACTTCAAAATACAGGTAATGACATGAAATCATGTTTTGATGATACGTGGTGGAAAGCATTTAATTCTGTTACTTATAATGAGGATCACTTACGCGGTGGTAATACTCGTGATGAGCATAGAACTAAAAGAGCATTACTTGAAAATAATTCTGTAAAAACTAACGCGTTAAATGTCGCGTTGGAATTAGCCAACGCTTAATAAGTAAGCGGTCATAATAATTTAAACCTATCACTTGCCATGCTGTGATAGGTTTTTTTATATCCCATACAACCAGGATTTTTTAGGACATCATTTTCTGAACGTGGTGGTAAAATCGAGAGCCGAGCAAAGCGAGAACTTAGTCTCTCGATTTTACCACCCAATGCTGATTTGTCAATAGTAAATATCCTATTTACATGGGATAACTTTTAATTTATTATCAACGTAAGAAAGGAAAAATATGACAGATAGTAATGAAGTTTTATTTGATATAATAACAGATAAAAACAAATTGCCTACATTAAAAGAAACTCAGGAATTTGTTAAAGGTTATATTGAAGTGATTACTCTTCCTAATGATGACATTTTAGTTATTAATGAAGAGGGAAAATTAAAAGACTTGCCATATAATTCTAAAGCGTCTGAAGTTTGGGTTAATCACTTTGGCTTGACTGATGCTATTGTAGGTAATGCTCTTTTAATTAAATCAAGTGCCAGAGATGGTGAACGTTGGTAAAAGTTATTTAAATTGATTTTTTTAGGTTAGCGGATTAACAACTACTCCGCTAATCTACGTAGTAGATTAGCGGAGTACCTGCAGATTGTCAATGCGACATATTGTCACACCCTGCGGGTGTTTTCTATTTACATGGGATAACTTTTACTTTATACATGGGATTAAGTTAACTCAATCGGATACCGTACCCGCAGGGGCTGGAGAGTTTAAACACCAGATAATAGTTAACTTACTAAAGAAAGGAAAATATTATGACTCGTAAAGACTATGAAAAGTTTGTAGATGTCATTAAGGATTATACTGTTTATCAATGGGCAATAAATAAAGATTTTAATTACTATCCTTTAGTAAATTTATTTATTGGTGTATTTAGTGCAGACAATCCTAGATTTGATTCAGATAGATTTAGGTCGGCTGTTGATATGGCTATAAATAAAGTGACTAATGTGCAACCTACTTGTACTAATGGCACTGTACATGAAAGCCAAGAGATTACTACAATTCTTAACGATGATAATGATGATATGGAATACCAATTTCGTAGCCCAGATTTATTCAAGATGTAATTGATTTTTTTAGGTTAGCGGATTAACAACTACTCCGCTAATCTACTACGTAGATTAGCGGAGTACCTGCAGATTGTAAATAGGACATATTGTCGCAGGGTGTTAAAGTTATCCACAGGTTATTTTTTTGGCGGTCGTATTTTGTTGAATATCCCATTTAATCCTATACTGTCTTAATTTAATAAAGGAGAAAGCATTATGAATACTGAAACTATGAAGCAATTAGGCGATGCAATGAAAGGAATGTCTGATTTTGTTAATCGTCAAACTGCGATGAATAAAACATTAAGCGACGCAGTACTAGTACTACAAAAGAAAGTTAAGGAATTAACTGAAAGACTGGAGGAAGATAATGAGTAACACTATTGAAGATTTAATTCGTGATATTATTTATTATGAATTTGAAGAAAAAGAAGATCAATTAGTTCAAGTGGTTAGAGAGGGTATAAATCTCGAATTGCCTGACTATGATATTGTTGACGCATTTAATAAACTAGAAGAAAGAATAAAAGTTCTAGAAGAAAAATTAAAATAGTTTGCTTCCTCCGCAAAACGCTGGGACGATAATCGTCCCAGCATACAACCACCCCCCACCTACCCTACACCCCTAAATAATAAAGAAGCTACAATTTTTTTTCTGCTACAGGGCATGTTTGACAGGAACGCACACCCCTAAATATGTACAAACTAAAATATTGATTATCCCATAAAAATATTATATAAAATTTTTCATAATGGTTAATCAAAGTGAAGTAGAACTTCAAACACTATTAATCCAAGAACATCTGAAAAAGCTGCAATCCGCAGAAAAAAACTTTATACCTTTTGTCAGACATGTTTGGCCAGACTTTATCTCTGGATATCATCACAAAAAAATTGCAAAAAAATTTGAGGATATACGGGATAAAAAAATAAAACGTTTGATTGTAAATATGCCACCCAGACATACAAAGTCAGAGTTTGCTTCTTTCTTGTTTCCTTCTTGGTTAGTGGGAAATAATCCACAATTAAAAATTATACAAACAACGCACAATACAGAACTTGCTGTTAGATTCGGTCGTAAGATGAAGAACCTAATCGATAGTCAAGTTTATCAACAAGTCTTTGATGAAGTTGCAATATCCGCGGACAGTAAAGCAGCGGGGCGTTGGGAAACAAACAAAGGCGGCGAGTACTTTGCAGCGGGCGTTGGTTCCAGTATCACGGGCCGTGGTGCAGACTTGCTTATTATTGATGATCCACACTCAGAGCAAGATGCTCTATCCGAGACGGCGTTTGATAATGCCTATGAATGGTATACATCCGGACCAAGACAACGTCTACAACCCGGCGGTGCAATTGTTATTGTTATGACAAGATGGAGTGTAAAAGATTTAACAGGCAGATTGATTGACGCACAGGCAAAAGAGCCTAAAGCAGACCAGTGGGAGGTTATTGAATTTCCTGCCGTGCTACCAAGCAATAAACCTATTTGGCCAGAATACTGGGACATTGATTCATTGACCGCGACCCGTGCTTCCTTAACAGAACAAAAATGGCAAGCACAATGGCAGCAGAATCCAACGGCGGAGGAAGGTAGTATAATTAAGCGTGAATGGTGGAAGATATGGGAAGAAAAAGATATACCAGACTTAATACACGTCATACAATCTTATGATACGGCGTTTTCGAAAAAGGAAACAGCCGATTACTCGGCTATTACAACATGGGGCGTATTTAGTCATCCAAATAGAGGTAATCCTCAAATAATACTATTAGATGCAGAAAAAGGAAGATGGGAGTTTACAGAGCTAAAAAAACATGCTATGGAAAAATATAAATACTGGGAACCAGAAACAGTTATTGTAGAAGCAAAAGCTTCTGGACTTCCCTTGACAGATGAGTTAAGATCCTCGGGAATACCCGTGGTGAACTTTACTCCTAGCAGGGGCAATGATAAACATGTTCGGGTTAATTCAGTAGCGCCAATGTTTGAATCGGGCCAAGTATGGTGTCCGGATGAAAGGTGGGCGCAGGACGTTATAGAGGAGTGTGCAGCTTTTCCATTTGGCGACCATGATGATTATGTTGATTCAACAACACAAGCTCTCATGCGATACCGCCAAGGCAACTTTGTTCAACTTCCCGATGACTACTACGACGAACCACGGATCACGGAACCAAGGGAGTATTACTAATGGTAGACGAAGCACAAAGAAAAAAAACTAAATTCAAGAAGAAAAAACTTAAAAAAACTAAAAATACAAAAGAACTTGAATTACTTTTAGAAGCAGAAAAAGAATTTTTTGAAAATCCAAAAAATAAACGTAAAAAATGGGATCCAGATGATCCTGAATTTCATAAGAGAGCTAAAGGCGGAATTGTAAAAAAATACAAAGGTGGTCTTATGGTCAAGCCAAAGGCAGCAAAGAGAGGTTACTAATGGCACTATCAGATAGTATATTACAAAATATACCCACACAGAACAAAACCGAAATGGAAGTTCTTTCCGGAAACTTGAACACAGCGGAATCGCGAATGCTGGAACAATATGCTGATCAATATAATGACACAGGCAGCTTCAGAGTGATGCGGGAAATGTTATCACGTATTATGGAATCTGGATCACCCGTGATGAAAGACATGGTGTCTCAGCTTTTAGGTGCTGGAGTACCTATAAGAAAAATTGTAGAGCAAGTACGACAATATATGCAAAATCCAGAATCAATGATGTCTTCTGATGAAGGACGCTTTGAGGGTAGTCCTCATAGTGAAGGGCCTTATTTTAGAAAATTTAACAAAGGTGGCATCGTGTCACTAGAACATTTAACACGACCTTTAAAAGTTTAATGAGTTACCAGTCGGCCAAAAACGCACACACCTCTGACTGGGTTAGTCGCATGGCGGTGAAAGCCGCCATAGCGATGGGAAAATAAAATGGGCATATTTGACATTACAC